CGAATCCTTGTGCGCCCACCAAGCAATTTCAAAGACTTCCAACCGAATAATTAGCTGCCGGCAAGGTGGAATTCCAACTCAATTCCAACTGGAATTCCAACTGCCTTGTTCGGCCTATGTTTCACTAATCGTTGGCGGCGCTGGCAGCGGCACCCAGTGGGTGGGCCTGAAAGCAAAAGCCCAGAACCAACCTTCTTGATGCGGCTGAATTTTCCCTGGCCCGTTCAACGCCCATTCTGCAACGCCGTAGAATTTTTGACCGGCAAAACCGCGAGCATATGCCAGTATCTGCGTCCCATCCTTGGGCGCCGTTTCAATCGGTGACCATTCTTCCATCACTCCCCCCCTTCTGCCGCCAGGCGGCGCTTGAATGCGGCCTCAGCGCCGCGTTCTGTCCGGATCAAATAGTGCCGGTCCAGGATGGCCCGCACGCTGCCCGGCGTATGGCCGGAAATGGTGGCGATCCCTTGTTCATCCACGCCCGCCTCATGCAGCCGGGTTACGGCCGTATGGCGCAATTCGGCAAAGCGAAGCTCGGCGCAGGCCGGCATCGGCGCTACCCCAGGCAATGCCGTTTTTGGCTCCAAATCCCGCCCGCCAGCTGCAATGTCCCGAATGGCTGCGACGGTATGCCGGAACGCGTGTACATTCCAGAGAAGACCCGTCCGATCATGGACCAGCAGCGCGGAAAGCCCCCGCACCGCATCGGGCCGCGCCGCTTCACCCTTCAACCGCGCCACCAAATGCGGCACCAGGTGAACCGGCAGCACCACGCGCCGCCCCGTTTTCCCTTGGCGCAGGACAATGGCCCCGCCTTCCTCCCGGTAGGGAGGCAGCGCCAGCACATCGGCTTCGCGCTGCCCCAGCCATTCATTCAACAGGATGGCCGTGCCGATCGACCGCCAGCCGAGCAAATCCGCAACCGCCGCCATATGCGCAACCGCTTCCCGCGACCAAAGCACGGGATCCCGCTGGCGCTTCACGATCAGCCCCGGCTTGGCCGCAGGATTGGCGCCCGGCGCCAGGTAGCCGAGCCGCTCCCCCACTGTCAGCAGCAGGCGCAGCACCCGCACCACGGCCGCGGCGCGTGCCGGCGTTTCAATCACGCGCCGAGCCTTGCCCGCCCCTTCCACCCGGCGCAGCTGCGCCGCATAGAATGCCTGGACCGCCGGCGCAGTAATCGCGCGCGCTGGCATATCCCCCGCCCAGGTGGCGATCACATCCAAGCACCACCCATATTCGCGGCGCGTCCGGTCCGCCAGCTTGAGCCAGAACCGGCTGGCCTTGTAATCCTGGATCAGCGCCTCGACACTGCCCGGCGCTGCCCTACGCCCGCGCCTGACCGCCGCCGCCGGCGCATTCGGCGCCACTTCGCCACGGCGCCAGGCATCCACTTCCAGATTGAGCGCCTCAGCCTTGGCCAGCGCTTGCGCGCGATCATCCGGCAGGGCTTGAGCCCGCCAGCCTTGCAGGCGCAGCGCCTTGGCCGGCTGCCAATAGAACCGATCCCGCCCGCCAACCATTCGCACCACCAGGTGGCGCACTTTTGCTGCCATTGCCTTGCCCTTTCCTATTCCTGCCCGGCAGGCTGGCGCCCGCGGCTTTGCCAGCCTTGCGGCGCGGGGTTCATCGCGTGCCAGCGCGCCGCCTTGTCCAACCATTCCGCGACCACTAGCGGCACCGGCAAAGACCCCGCCGCCCAGCGCCGCACCAGCCGATCATCACAGCCCAGCGCTTCCGCAAGGCTGCGCTGCGACCAGCGCAGGCAGCCGAGGCATGCGCGCAATTGAAAGGGAGTCATGCCAAACGATCCGCAAAATTCGGATCAATATCAAGCGAGCCGTCGCCCAAAACCACAAAAGGCACCGCGCCCTTGACCTTGATAGCAGCCGCCAAGCTTTCAGAAACTCTAGAAATTGAAAAGGTTTCAGGCGTGTTTTCATCGCACAGTGCGACTAGATCAGGCTCAAAATTTGATTGGCGCCACGCCTTGTCCTTTTCAACTTGACCGAGCGCGGCTTCCGGTGTTTCGCCAACCCCCCAGATCAATAGGCCATCATGCGCCGCAAAAAATTCCTGTCCCATCTTTCCACCCTTTCCCATTAAAGCCCTGATTGGCTTGGATGATGGCAGCGCTTGCTGCCATCGCCAAAGCCAGCCCCGCCCCTATGCCGCCACCGCCAGGCTGGCGCCTTCCTGCAAGCCGTGCAGGTAGCCCGCCGCCTTTTCCGCATAGGCCGCAGCGCGGAACAGGTTGCGCGGATCATCGCGCAGCGCCTTGAGCCAGCTTGCGATATAGCTTGCGTGATCCTCGCGGGGTTCACTGGTTATCGCCAGATCAGCGCAGAGATACGCCGCGCCCAATTCCGCAACCAATTCCTCGAAGGCATAATCAGGCGAACCGAAAATGCTGCCCTTGATCCGGTCCAACCGCTTGGCAGCGCCCGACCAATGCACTAATTCATGGGCGGCCGTGCCATAGTATGCCTCAGCAGAAACGAAACTGCTAAATTCCGGTAGCCGAATTGTATCACTGGAAGGAGCATAAAAGGCACGGCCACCACCATGCGAGATGTTGGCGCCCGTGCCCGCGATCCAGGTATCCACCGCCGCCAGGCGCTGCCCGTCATCAATCCGCACCACCACAGGCCGCGCGTAATATTCCGCCGACAGCCCTTCGATTTCATCACAATTGAAAACCCGATAGGTTTTCAGGAACGGGATTGACGCTTCAACTTCCTGCCCGTTGCTTTCCACTGTCCGCTTGATGGCGCCGACAAAGAACGCGGCCTCAGACTTCGCACCTTTCTTCACTTGCGCGCCCAGCGCTTGCGCTTGCTGATAGGTCATCCACCGCGCGGAAGAAAAGCCCCGTTGCATGCCCGCTGCCCATAGGTTGAGAACATTCATCCCGCGATATGGCGTGCCGTCATGGCGCAAAGGGCGACCGCCGCCTTGCGCCTGCCAGCCTTGCGCCCAGGGGCGCACGCCGGCTTCAAGCATGGCAACGATGCGAGCGGTAACTTCCTTGTAGATAGCTTGGTTTGACATGGGGTAATCCCTTCATGATAGCGGGGCCAATCCCTCGCCTGATCCGCATTTATAGGGAATAAAAAAGGCTTGTCAACATAAAAAATGCAGCGCCCCGAAATTATTTTCAGGCCGCTGCCATTGCCGCCGCGCGCTCAATCAAGCGCGCCTCGATCCCGCCAGGATCAGCAGCACCAGGCGCGCCGGATTGCGCGGATATCCACGCCTCGACCGCTTGGATATCCCACCGCCACCCCAGCCCCGGCAAAGGTGGCGGAAAGCCCGCCGCCACCAGGCGCGCGCGCCGCGCGTGAAATGCGCGCGGCTTGCAGCCGAGCATGGCCGCAATTTCATCGGCACACGCCACGCGCCGCGGGGGGATCATCGGCTTGCCTTTGCATAGGGTGCGACATCATCCACCGCTTCAAGCAGCAGCTGCCCAAGCGCGCGCGCCTCATGCGCTTTCAGGCAAACGCCGCGCGGGTTTTTGCCTTCGATTGCCCAAACAAGCCGAATGCCGTTTTGGTGGTCGCTCAAAACGCGCACCCCATCCAATTGATGCATGGGAACGCGCCGCCGACCATCAAAATCTCCAAGCTCCTCCTTGGCCACATCACGCGAAAGCCACGGAACTTCAACGGTACGGTTGATCATATCGGCCCGCCGCGCCTTGCTGGAATGAACGCCGCGACATTGCCGCCGCCATCCCGCGCCAGGTTATCGGCGCTGCGCACGCCGAGAAGATCAAGCTCCCGCGTTAGCTTGCGCACCAGATCAGACAGCGCAGCTTCGATGATGCCGGGATCAATTTCCGCTTCCACCATATCCCGGGCGGTTTTCCCATCACCCACGCGCACTTGCACCTTGACGGGATCAAGCGACACGCCGGCAAAAAACCGAAACCGCCGCAGCGCATCCACTGCCGCTTCATGTGCTTCAACGCTCGTCATTGCCAGCTTCACTTGGCCCGGGGTCATGCTGCCCCCCGTGGTGCGACTGGCGCGGGGCGTGGTGCGTGGGCGTAATCGCTGAAGCGCACCACATTGGCGCCCAAATCATCGCCGGCCAGCCAAGCCGGAACCGGCGCGCCTTCCATTCCGGCCACCTGATCCGCCGCGGATTGCAGCACAATCGAAACGCCCAGCGCCTGATCCGGGCTCAGCACCACTCCGGCAGAAATGCCAGACCATGCCTTGAAGGTTTTCGATAAATTACGAAGCTTTTCGCTTGTCATGCCTGCCCGCCTCCTTAGCGGGTGGCACAATCTATCACGTTTTGTGATGGACGCAATATCCCTTTTTGAAATATCAGAGCCGGGCCTGTATAGGTGCGCAACCAGGTGCGGCGGTTTCTTCAGTTTCTTTGGCCAATGCCTCGCGTTTTTCCCAGTTAAGGCCGCGATCATCGCCCAAATAAAGCCAGTCTAGATCAACTCCCAGCATCGGCAGCAGCCGCGCCAGCTCAGACACCTTGGGGCGACGCGTCCCGGCTTCCCAATTGGTCACCGCGTTTGGCGTGACAAGACATGCCGCAGCAAGATCCTTCTGGCGCAGCCCGACCAATCGCCGCGCAGCCTGAAGGCGCCGCCCGATGGCCGGCAAATCTTGCGCCGCCGCACCCAGCGCGCGCCCGGTTTTTAAATGTTCCTTGCGCTGGCCTTGCCCAAACGGGATCAAGATGCATCCCTGATGGATGCCAAGTCAGAAACTTCCGGCAAGCTAGCTAGAATTTTCTCGATTTCCTCGCGCTTATCCCACCGCAAAGACCGATCATCCCCCAGATAAAGCCAATCCAACGTGATATGCAGCACCGGGATCAGCCGCGCAATTTCCGAAACCTTGGGCCGGCGCGTGCCAGCTTCCCAATTTGCGGTTGAACTCTGCCCCACCCCCGCAATATTGGCCAGATCACTTTGGCGCAGCCCAGCCGCCATGCGTGCAGCCTTCAATCGCCGCCCGATTGCGGCCGTATCCTGCGCAGCGTCAGCCAACGACCGGCCATTTCTGATCTCACTCATGGTGATGATTGTAGCGCTCATGCCCTTATCTCCCGCCCCAACAATTTGGGAGTTTGACAATATCACGCAAAGTGATTTATGCGTGAGGTATGGATTTACGCGACGTCATCACCGCCCTGGGCGGACCAGCAAAAGTAGCCACTGGCTTGGGCGTTAAGCCCGGCGCAGTTGCTACTTGGTCGTGGCGTGACCGGCTTCCCTCGCGTCATTCTGTCCCCCTTTGGATCATGGCCGACCGTGCCGGCTTGGCGTGGCGCCCCGCAGGCACGGAAAGGTTGAGCCTAGCCTCTCCCCCCGCTTCAAGAGTTGCAGAAACCTTAACGCCTGCGCAAGACGAAACATCCCTGCCCGTTGTTCTACCGGCGATTGATACCGCCGCATGAACGCCCAACCCTCAGCCCAGCCCAGCGCTACGCCGTGATCGTCCCAGCCCCTCGGGCCAGGCGCAGCCCGGCCTTGCCCGTTTCCCCGGCCCCCAGGGCTGAAGGCAGGCATTCCGCGCGGGCTTGGAGGCAGATCAGGGCCTTGGGGGTCAGGGAAGGGGGCTTTTCCTTTGTTTTCAATGCTGTCACAGATGTTACGCTGTGTTGCGTTAGGTGTAACGCCTTTTCCTCTGCAATATCAAGGGCTTGCGCGCCTGTTACGCTTGTTACGCTTTCGCGCGCGCATGTAATGTCACGCGCGCCCGGGTGTGGTGGCATAACTGCGTTCTCATACGCGCGCGCAGGGCGTAACAACCGTAACAGGCATAAAAAGAGAGATATATTCCTTATTCTGACTACGTTACATCTGTTACGCTTGGCCGTAACAGGGCGTAACAGGCAGGGGAATAAAAACTGGGGTATTCCGGCATGACCGCCGAGACCCCGAAGCAGCGCCACCGAGAGCGCCAGCGCGCGGAGCGGCGCGAGATCAAGGAAGCCGCAGCAGCCGCCGCGCGGCCTGCCCTGGATCAGCCAGCGCTGGCACCGGACCTGGCGCCACCGCCCGCGCGCATCGGCCCAGGCCGCCCAGCAGGCGCAGGCAATCGCGCGACCCGCGATTGGGTGCGGCACCTGATAGACAAGCACGGAAGCCCGCTAGAGCGCTTGCTTGAGATTGCCGGCATGGATGCCGAGGAGATGCAGCGAGAGCTCGGTTGCACGAAGGTTGAAGCCTTTGACCGGCGCCTGACCGCCCTCAAGGAAGCGCTGCCCTACCTGCATCAGAAATTGCCGCAGTCGATCCAGGTGGATGGCGCGCCGCTCATGGCGGTGCAGATCGCGGTGAGCGGTGCGGTTGCGGCGCGCATCGGCGCGGCAGTGGAAAGCCAAGCAAATCAGCAGGTTATCGAGGGCGAACCGGCATGAGTTTGAAGCGCAGCAGTTTGAAGGAACAGGCAAAGCCGAGCAAGATCAGGGCGCTAGGCCATGCCCGGCAGCTAATCGCCAATCAGCAGCCGGAAGCCTCGCGCGCCAGCCTGCCCGCGCCAGGCCGCGCGCCCCGCCGCGCCCGCGCGAACCCCCCGGCCCCCCTCCCCCCCCCACCCCCCGCGCCCGCGCGCGCCTCCCTGTCCGCCCCTGCGCACGGGGAGCAAAGCGAAAAACCTCGCGCCCTACGGGCG